GTATATGCATTGACAAATGCTTCGGTGTAACCACGGGTGTCATTGGTGTTACCATAAAACGTGGTCATTTCCTTACTCCATTAAATTAACATTACCTTTAAACTATACGATCAAGGTTATCCTGTCGGGCCTCGTACTTCTACTGTTGAAGGGGCTGTTACGCTTATCCTTCCTGTCTCATTGCTTGTGGTTTATGCAACTGTTTCCACTCTTCCATTATCTTGTAATGGTCTACGTGCATAACATTGACAAATGCCGGGTCTTTCTGAATCTCTTTTATCCGATCTTCACGACTTGCAGTATGCCTTGCATTGCTAAATTTCAAGGGGTCTTCTACAGTCAGATCAGATAATTGACCCATCATGTCCAGAATTACAGGGTCGTGTACCAAATCTTTAGCCTCAAGAACGTCCAAAACGCTCTTATCATTGTCCAATTTGAACTCTTCGGCAAACGCCATGCCCTTCTGGGTAAATTTGTTGTATTCATCTTCTGTATCGAATCTCCCCCTAATAGCCTTTTGTGCTTCCGTTGTCGCTTCTAGCTTCGCATCGGCCATTATTTTGTCGGTAGCAAGGATAGCATCCATCTGAAAAGTGATGGTATCCTCGAACTCTTTCTGATTCCAGCCTTTTTGATAGGCATACTCTTGAAAAAGAGATACTAGAGCACTCTCGGCCTTTGGGTCGCCATCACGAGGTTTAAAGATGTATTTGTCCGGGCTGGCTGGACGGCCAAACCGATCATATACTTTATCCCAACCTGCCTTGTCGCCCTCATCGGGAACGATCACAATCTTATCTCGTTGACCCAACATACCTTCCAGTTCAACATGAGCAGCCGTCTGTTCGTCAAGGGACTTAAAACCTTTCTTGACAACAAAATCTCGGACACCTTCCGATGCCTTAGACATATCGCCATAGGTTCCATCCTGATTGACATAGCTAGGCAGTACACCCCCGCTCTCATCTAAGTTACTATTTTCTTCACTCATTTTCGTGCCTTCCTTCGTTCGTTATCATGCCTCACATAAAACATGATATGGTTAAAAACTGCCCGCTTACCTTCCTGAAATACAACAGCAAAAGGGTTAGGGGCATTTACATTCCTAATACAACTATTACGAAAGTTGCATCGTTGTGCTAAATCTTTAAGGATGAATTGTCCTGCTCCTGTCCGAGCTACTTCGCCATAGGCCAGTGCGAGTTTTTCTTGTTCCTCGTCATTTTGCCGGGCTTGCTCTTCGATGAGTCGGGCATCCTCGCCATTCATTTCCATACTCATTATTGCAGTACTCCCATTAGATTTTCAAGTTGTCCGGCATCAGATAAATTCTTTATCGCTGTCGAACCCTTTTCCATTATCTCTGCACCCGCTGGTGCCATTTCCATCATCTTTCTATCGTCTCGTTCAGACAATACTTGTTTCATGGGTTTCATTAACTTTTCAGCTACACCGTGTGCTCTGGCATCATGCCTGAACGCTCTATCCATATCAAGGTTGTCATATACTGGATGTACTTCAATGTAAGGTGCCCACTTTGCCATGACCGAACCAAGAGCGTTCGACTGCATAGTAGACATTGCCATTGCTAACCTACCAGTATATATGATCTCTGTTTTGAGACCTTGAGGTTTCGGGTCTAACATCCCATGCCTTATTAACAATTTGGCTGATCGTTCGATCACTGGGTCTGTCAGTTCACCCTTCTGTCCATTAATAGCCGGAGAAAGCAAAACCATCTTCTCTTCCATCCGTGCTTCGACTTCGGTAGCTGTCATGTTTCGATAGTGAGCCAGTACATCAAACAGATCATTGAAGAACCCACGCTCAATTATCTCGGCCTGTTGTGCCAGTATTTCAGCATTGAGTTGAGGGTTCACACCAGTTATCAAAGGTTTCGGTGGTTCACTCAAAGGCGAACCATAGATGATCGCACCGGGTGATGTTATCGGCTGACCGATACAACTCTCGGATGACATCCACCAAGGCGGATTGTGAGCACGTTCAGACGACTCGATAAATATCCTACGCATCCTATCGTACATCTTGATCTCGGGAAGCAAAGCATGAGAAGGACACCGGCCATAAGTCTCACCGGGAATAGTCATAAATCTAACTACGATATACGGCTGTTCGTAATATCCACCACGGTGTACGATCTTCTTGTCGCCCTTGTTTAACCAAATAGATACGAATGGAAAAGAACCTATCTTGAACCGATTATGTTTACTGTTAGGATAAACACAATGCACGAACTCAAACGATTTGAGAGAGTATGGATTCTTTGTTCGTTCAGCATTTGCTGTCGGACCTAAATCAACACCTTCACCAAACTGTCCTTCTGCTTGTCGAACATTCATAAATTTGGTACGGAAAACAGTATCAATCTCTCCACGATGATTAACTTCAAAAGCAATATCCCGAAGATGATAGTTCTCAAAGACTAATCCTTCATCCCACATTACTGATATACATGCTGTACCAAAGATGCATAAGTTTCGTATACACGAAAACATTTCACGTTGATAGTTACTATCCCATAAGGATTGGTGAACCTTCACACCAAAGTCGCTCAACCAACGCTTTACATCAGGCATATCATTCTGTGCATCTTCCGATGCCTTAACTACAAACCACTGTTGACCAACGGGCATAAGATAGGCATATACACCTGCACCCATCCTAGCAGCAGCAAGAGCAGGTACGGCGGTGTACGTATGCACTGTCCGTATCTGACCTTTATTCGTTGGAATAACGGCAACTATATCTTGTGCTGCTGGAAGAAGGTACTTAGCTATCTCGGATAGGACTGCTGCATACTGCATTTTTTCAGTTTGAGCACCCTGAACACGAGCTAACAACTCTTCCGTTGGATTATCTCGTTCACGTAATAGCATTATTTTCCTAGTCGTTCTTTAAGCATTTTTTCAATTCCGGCGAACACAGTAGCTTTTCTACCCGGAGGAACTCTCTTCCGTTCGGCTTCTCTTTCTTCGCCAGCCTGTTCAACGATTCTACGTGTTTCTACAGGTTTCTCCACAGGAGGCGGGTCAGGAACACTACCCCCACCACCACCAAAGAACCTCAAATTTATTTCAGACATTCTCGCCAATGTCCTCTTCCGAGGTGAAAAATCTTCCTCTGAATTATCTAATAGTGACAAGTACATCTGCCTTCCTTCCTATTACGAAGCATAAGCAACTAGCGATACGCCAGAAGCAGCAACCATTATAAACAGATCATTGGCAGTTTCCATCAAGACAGCATAACCACCGTCTACGATAGACATGCGTTTGCCTTGACCATTAATTTTCTGATTGGATTCATCAGTAACCGTTACCAATAAAACACCACCAGAACGATTAACAACCGCTGTAATACGGTATGCCGAACCTGAACCATTATCACCTATAATGGCTTCAACGACATTACCAGTACATACATTGACTTGGCCAAGAGTAATGTCATCATTACTGGTATCTGCACAAGTCTCTGCTCTTTCTGTCAAACCAGTAAGCATGTTTGGCATTGGTGTATCTGCCACGCCGGTAGCGGTTAGGATATTAACATCCCCCGCCTGATAGAGTTTGTCTTTCGAGACACCCTCATCTTTAATTCTTACACGTTCGGATGAGACCTCAATAGAAACTTCGTCTCCCAATCCTTTGTGTGCTCTACTTGCAAAAACAGCCATTTTTAAACTCCTTATAAATAATATTCGTTTTTAGCCTGTAATGTTTTTAAATTGCCTTGTGTCATTCGTGGCACCGATGCCACTTGAGAAGCAGCCAGTAAAAAATATAATGTTGCATGAAAAAAGTGGTCTGGTTTATTAGATAACTGACGGTATCTGTAATGTGATAAACCACTACCATTCGCCTCAAATTCTAATACTTTAACGGTATTTGTCATTTCATAAGCGTATTCCTCAATTTCCTTACATCGCCGTGGAAGAATAATCTGCTTCCCACTAATAACATTATGAGTCTTATCACACCACGTTGTACGTCCGCTTTTTATGGTTCCCTTCTTATCTCCGGTACTTGTCCAAACTGGCTGACCGACCATAGTATCTGAATATCTATTCAGATATACCGGATAAGGTTCCTCTTTCTGAATCTCTTCAACCATGTGGAGTTCAGGGTCATGGTCAAATACAGCAAAATTAACATTCATTCTTTCAGCAATATCATGGAGTTCGTATTTATCTTTTGCACGACCAACTTTTAAAATTTCATATTCCTTCTCATTAACTTTTATACCTATCACATAATGCAATAGCTTACCCACATCAACTCCCATTACCGTTGATGCTTTTCGCATGTTGCTCATCTGTATGTAATTACCCATACAGGCATACACATCTTGTAGACAGAGTTTATTCTCCGCTGAAATATATGGTATGCCCAAAACTGTTCGATAAAACTCTTCTACCGAATACTGATAAGCCGTTGGGTCATGCCATTGTTTCAGAAGCAACGCCAGATTACGATTAGGATTAAGCATCTGGGACACCCAATAACCCACTACCTCTTGCTTTGGGAAACGCGGTACCCATAATGAGCCGGGTGCCCAAGGTACTATAAATTTTCGACACTTGTGGCAAACTAAATGCCCAACACCTGAATGGTCAACTATAATTGTTCGATCTGCATCCTCAATAAATTCATCTTCTGGACATGTGTACTCACCACATGCACTACACTTGATCTGCCAACTCCGTTGATCGGATTGTTGGTATATTGTATCTAAGCCATCGCCGGGAATCTTTGGTGTTCCAACATCGGTACGCCTTGCAATCTTCGAGTTACCAAGACGTTGATTGAGTTGGTGGGCCATATCCTCATCGAAGATGGCCCGCTCATCAAGAATAATCCAGTCTGCGGGAGTTGACCGGGCAGCAGAGGAATCCTTCGCTTCTCCCCCCACCCTAATGCCAGCACCGGCACCGAAGAAATAAATGTTGATCTTACCGATACGTCTACAATCATTTCTGTTTGTTTTTCCAAGGTGCATCTTAACATGTGGGTTCTCTTCTAAAAAATATTGGTATCGACCTGCCGAAAAAACATCTACTCCGGTTCTCTGTGGGAAGTAGAATATGATTCCCTGTTCATATTTATTATAGATCGCTCCATGAGTAGCTTCGATAACCTTACCGATTGTCTTACCTACTTGAGAACCAGTTTGTATGACCTCGTTATATTTAGTACGTCCATCCATGGTATAGAACGATAACAACTCTTGCTGATAAGCACGATGTTCTAAATCGTATTTATGACCATCAATAATCAGACCGGAGAAGTGTGCCCAAGCAGCAGCAGACCCCGCCATAATTTGTTCTTGATTTAATGGCATTTAGAACCTTCGTCTAAGAAAGAATATACCTACTTCACCTGTAACAGCCAAGGAACCTTCATGTTCGGTACCGTCTGCACCCCAAAACGTACCATCCCTGACATCACCTACAGCGACATTCTCAAAAGTACCGGCATTACCGCCGGTAGTATCATCATCCAATACATTACCGACATCGGCAAAGTCACCTATCGGACCCCAATTACCAAACATTCCAAACATGATTATCCTTTACGCTGGCTCTATAAGTTTCGATACGATCTGATCGACAGCAGTAATATTTGTATCATCCAGTTCGTACATTTCTTTTGTTACGAGCACTGTTTCTGTGCCTTTACGTTTAATGAGATACTCATAAGGAGTTTCATTATCATCAACGACATGATCGCCTTCAAGTATATCCATGATAAGATCAATTGCTGTATCAGCAGTATCTATCTTTCCGTCCACGGTGCCAAGCAAAGTCTCAACATCATCCACGTTCGTATCCATAGTGTCGATCTTACCGTCTACAGTACCGAGCAAGGTTTCAACATCATCAACATTGGTATCCATGGTATCAATTTTCCCATCCACAGTACCTAACAATGTTTCAATATCATCGACATTTGTATCCATCGTATCTATCTTACCATCCGTAGTTGCAAGGTTCGCAAGCATATCGACCTGATTCTGTAATGTAGCAGCACCACCACCCGATGGTCCTTCCTCAAGAGCATTAGCATTGAATCTATATATTCCGCCATCACTTTCCAGCAAGTCGTCCATAACAGTTCCACTCGCTGCTGACCCGGCATATTCAGTATGTAACAAATGATCTAGTTGATATGTTACAATAGTTGCATCACACGCTGCTTCAATTGCAGCAGCATCAGGTATAGCGTCAACCTTTCCATCTACAGTACCAAGTAAGGTTTCGATGTCGTCAACATTAGTATCCATAGTGTCAACCTTACCATCTACCGTGCCGAGTAATGTCTCAATGTCGTCAACATTAGTGTCCATGGTATCTACTTTACCGTCTACAGTACCAAGGTTCGATATAATTGTATCCTGTTTTGCTTCGGTTGCATCACCACCACCCGGTCCCTGTTCGAGAGAGTTAGTAGTAAATCGAGCAGTACCGCTATCATTTTCCACCAACTGACGGAGGAATGAAGTAGCGTTACCTACAGGAGCAGCAGAATCAAAATCAACAGCTAATACATGGTCGAGGTGAATATCTGTCAACGCATCAACAACTTCTGATTTTACGGCTGCTGCATCTGGTACGGCTGCAATTTCATCTGACAACGATTCCAGTGTGTCACCATCTGCTCCCACCCGAGCAATTTG